CCGTCAGGTCCTTCATCGTCGCCAAGAAGTTCAGCAGGAAGGTCCACTCCGCTACTGCTGCTAACCGTGATCGTGGGATCGGAATCGTAAACGGTGATTACAGGCGCACCAATCCCTACTGCGCCAGTAGTTAGCACGTTGCCAGTGGCTTCATCGTAAAAGCTTACCCTAAAGCCAGAGGTCGTTTTGTTTTCGACTTCAAGAACATTCCATCCAGCTTCGCCCGAATGCAATACGGAGTAACCTGTATTAGGCTGTGCGGTGTCAAAGGTAAAGTCGATGTAACTATCTGTACTGGCAACGTAAACATGCGCTGCGGATGACATGCCTGTGTGAGCAGTTGTGGAGCTGATGTTATTGCTGTCGATGTAAGCATGCGCGAACGGGGCAACTGCTGTCGTGGACGCAGATCCAGCATCGAAATCCCCGCCACCATAGATCCCAAAAACGTAAGCAGAGTCCACTGTTCCAGTATCAAAATCACCGCCATCGCCTCGACCATGCCCAAGCGCTGGCGACGCCGCAGATCGAGGCTCCCATTGTTGGGCAGTGCTGTCCCAAACAAGTGCCTGACCATCAGTAGGGGCAACCGTAGAGGTGTCTACATCTCCGATTTCGTCAATACTGAGGGGTGCGCCAGAGATCTCTACGATTGCCCCAGCAGCATCCCTGGTATAGATACTCGCCTGACCTGTACCTAGGCCAAGAACGATCTCCCCCTGGGTAATCTCGTCCGTTCCACCTGACCCTATAGCGGACTCAATCGCGGTCTGGCTGTCCGTCGAATTCTTGAGAACAATTCTATCAGGAAAAACAGCCACAACGGAAGAATAACTGGACTAGGATTCCTATACTGGGCCCTCGTAAGTCCATTTCCCAGATAGCGAGCAGCCAGGGCCGAAATGATCATCACGGTAAGAGTTTCCATCTAAATCTTGATATGTCCTTTCCTTGCAGCCGCAATTAGTGCTATTGGCAGCCGAGCATTTATTCATGGAAATTCCGCCGCCTGTGCAGTTTATCCTCTCGCCTCCACTCGTATAGATCCCAATCCCGCAGCCAAAGCTGCCTCCAGAGCAATCACCTCCTCCGACAACAATGGACTCTCCCCAAGGCTCTTGTGGGCCTGATGGAGTGAAAAAGGGCTGGCCCGGCCCCAGCATAACAGGGTAACACCCGCCGTCCGCGCAGTTTCTTAAACTGTTCCCAGAATATCGCGCACTAGGGTTGCTAGGGTCGCCTTGGATGAAGTATCCATTGACAGAACGATACAGCACCACGCCATCCCCGTGGTAACTCTGGATGCCATTGAACACCCACCGCCCTGGCTTAAAGTCGCAGTTGCTGATATCAGTCTCCTCGACGTAGACACATTGCTCGCCATTAACTTCAAGGGTGCCTGTTTGTCTGCAACGTATTCCAGAAGGGCAGTTCAGGGTGTTAGGGTCAGGCAACCCCGTCGTACTACTGCAGTAGGTCTTGTAGTTTTTTTGTTCGCAGCTATCGCAAAGCTCGGAGCACTTTGATTTAGCTTGCCTCTTTAGTTCGTCCCTTAGATCGTTTGTAGTGCCTCCAAATCCAGGCTTGCTGCAGACCTTCAGCGGCCCCACATCTTTTCCGCAGCACTTGTATGACTCCAGCGTAACACACTGGCGACACCTGTCGAGGGAATCCCCAGTCGGGGCGCACGATCCAAAGTTTGAGTCCGCTGGGTTGGTTATACAGGCCTCGCAATTGCCGCAGCCTTCGCCACCATCACACCAGCACGGTCGACTACCAGACTTCGGCTCACAAATCCCAGAGAACAGGTCGCATTCCTCGCAGTCAGCATTCTCGCAGACAGTCTTGCCCTCGCAATGATCAATGAGACCGTCGGGATCGGTGTCAGGAGGACCGAAAAGCGCGTACCGCGAACTACAGTAGTAGTGGCAGTTTTTGTCTTCAACGCACTCACCTTCTACCCTTCGCTCGTAGCCAGGCTTAAAAACATAGGTCTTCTTGCCACCGCAGCATTCGAGAACCCAGCTGCCTTTCCCGCATTTAGGACTGCTCTGGCAGGCGTAGGAGCCCGAGTTGCAGTCGTTACGAGTCGTGGGACAGTTGCCAGCGCTAATTGGAGAGCCGTTACCGCCAGTGAGGCCAATCTTGACACATTTCCCGCCCACGCACCCGAATCCAGAGGCGCATTGAGAGGAAGAGATGCAACCCCTAGAGTCAGCCGAAGGGGCGAGAATCTCCCTGACGTCTTCGGATCCTGCGGCCCTTTTTCTACTGGTTAGCTCATTACTTCCTGCGCCCCGCTTCTCGTACCAGTCCCCAATGTCAGTTCTTGACATGATTAGCTCCCAAGTGTTCCTCGACCAGCGTACATTGGGTCGAATTCTTCCCCAGTATACCCATCGATGTAGTTGCTGAAATCAGCCTTAACCCATGTCAGTGTTCCGCTGATACTTACGCCGACATATATTTCAGCCAGAGCAAGGTTGTTTCCGTAGCCAGGGTTTTCGTCTATTTCATAGATAGAGAATGTGGTGTAAATGAGCTGGCCCTCGTAGTCAGGACTGGAAGTGCTGGGGTCAAAGGAGGATCTGAACTTGATGGGCTGCGTCAGTACATGCCTGCGTTGAATAGTGGGGCCAGCATCAACAATGGGTTTATTGACTGCCATTACATTACCTTGATATATCGCGTTCCAGACGGATCAGCGACAAACAACTCAACAGCATTGATAGCACTATTATAAAAACCGACCATGACATTAGGCTCCACTGGAGTAGACAAGGTTACACCAGGATCAGGCTTAGTGCCAACCATTTTGACTGCAACACTGTAGTTAGTGGTAATGTCCTGAGCTGAAAAAGACGTCCTGTTAATTGCCATGATTAGTACTTGCTGTAGTAAATGCCCTTAGCGTAAGTTAACTCTACATCGGAGCCAGCGGGGATAGAAGTTAGGCCCAGGGGTTTTGTCTTGTATTCCTTGTCCTTGTAGGACACAATTCCACCGCCATCGTCAGCAAGCCTTACCCAAGAGCCTTTTGCACTACCCTCGAAATCACCAGGAATGATTTCCCCACTATCCAGTCTTTCTAATTGAACCAGCCGTTCACTCGTGCTAATCTCTTGTAGGGCAGATAAGAGGTTCATCAGTTGATAATCCCGTACTGCTTAAGATTCCAGTAAAAAGCTGCCTCATTGCCGTCGATCAGAGTGACAGTACTGGTAGTCTTCGCTGCGGTAAACAGCTCCCCAGCGTTCGAGGGCGCGTGAATCGTGCCGACGCTGAATGTCAGATCGCCCGCGCCGATAGAGGGGTCAAGCCCAGCCAGGGTCCCATTAGTAATGGTTAAAGTGTCTGAAGCTGCGTAGTCGTAGCCAGGCTTGTTAATAGTAAGCACATAATCGGTCGTAGCGGCACCATTGCTAGTGACCGTTAAATCCACCGTCAGGCCCACTCCAGAACCGCTGGTGCTGTCGATAGGGATATTGGTGTAACCTGATGGGGTAGTAGTAGCAGATGCAGGCGCAGCAGTCACCGAGCCGAGTGTCAACACATTAACTGTGCTCCAGACAAGTGCCACGTGACTAAATTCCAAGGCCGTTCCACCGCCATCATGGGCGAAGGTTGTTGCTTTTTGCACCATTGAAACACCGCCATCAGCGTATCCACCCACGTCCCCCGTCTCGTATTTAATCACGGAACGAGCATAACCACCAGTGCCGATAGCAACTTCACCAAGAAGTAGTGTGGCGTCAGAACCAGCAACAGAGGGGTCGTAGCTATAAGCTGGCAGGTCGATCAACCGTCCTTCAAAGTATTGATCGACATACCGCGCACGGAGAATCTCGTCGATCTCGCTTGAAGATACTTTCGCTTCGATTGTCATAAGTCCAAGGCTGATCGGTTGTAGGATACCTATGCAAAGAGGTTTCCGTTAACAATGACAGCCCCAGTAGTGACAATCAAGCCCTCGTTATCAAGGGGGATACTACCAGAACCCGTCGTCTCTAATAGTCCGCCCGCCTCGACGACCAACCCACCAACCCAAGGGACTAGAGTCAGGTCAACTGCAGCTGTCAGATCGGTGGGGTTAGGAGTGATGATACCGTTCTCCCCGTAGAAGAAGATATACGATTCAAGATAAAGATTAACTTCAATGTTAAAGGCAAAGCTTTGACCAACGACATCGCCCACCAAGGAAGGAGGAGCGTCTGGCCCTGGTGGAGCAGTAGGGGCACTAGGCACCGTCTGGCGCTCGTCGACGGTAACAACTGTATAAGCAAACCCTGCACCACCACCAGCGCCTAGATCGGCATCAAAAGCCGAAAGCGTGTCCCCCACTGCGTATCCCTGTCCGCCGTCGGTAAGGATGACGCTAAAGATCTCTCCATTGACAACCTTGATCGTGGCCTCAGCCCCAAGACCGTCGCCGACAGTGTCAACAGTGTAAGAGAATCCAAATCCACCGCCACCGCCAAGGTCAGCATCAAGAGCCGAAAGAGTGTCTCCTGTTGCGTATCCCTGTCCGCCGTCGGTAATGATGACACTTACAACCGCTCCACCGACGACTTGCATAGTAGCCTCAGCACCAGTACCAGAGCCAGATGTCAAGGGGACTCCTACGTAAGTGCCGTCTGCGTAGCCGATTCCCGTCGTAACGATGGATCCAGAGGTGATTTCTTCAGTACCATCGCCGACAGTGTCAACAGTGTAAGAAAACCCAGCGCCGCCGAGACCGCCAAGGTCAGCATCAAGAGCCGAAAGAGTGTCTCCTGCTATATAGCCCTGTCCGCCGTCAGTAATGATGACACTTACAACCGCTCCACCGACGACTTGCATAGTAGCCGCAGCGCCAGTACCAGAACCAGAGGTTAAGGAGACTCCTACGTAGGTACCGTCTGCGTAGCCGCTTCCCGTCGAAAGGATGGATCCAGAGGTGATTTCTTCACTAGAGGTTAGCAAGACTCCTGTATAGGTGCCATCCACGTAGCCGCTTCCCACTGCGGAAACAGACGCAGAAATAATCCCGTTGGGTTTGGGGTTCGCTACCAGGCTGCCCATATCTGGAGCGGAGTTGCCGACCAAGTTGCTCCCAAGACTGAGCGTGCCAGTGCTGAAACCATTCCAGACGCCATTCATTACGACGATAGCTTCTTCTGCGGTTACGCCCCAGGTGCAGGCATCCATTCGCATTGCGGAGATCTTGCTATTGCTGTTGTCTGCGTATCGGAAAGGTCTTCCTGGATACCAGCCAGTGACAATTTCGGATCGCATGGACTCACCGATTTGCAGGCCGTAAAGATCACCCTTGGTGAATCGAGTCAGGTATTCGCTGTAGTCAGCCACCCAACCATTTACCTCATTGATGTCAGTAGACAGCAAGGGGACTGGGATCGATTCTTCAAGTTCGTAGTTGGCCGCAACATCTGGTGGCGTGATATACGAATTTGTATTCAAATTGAGCACAGTAGACTTTTCTACTGTCTGGGTTGTTGGTGATTTGACGGAATCGGGGCGAAGATCATTGACAACAGTTGTAGAAGAAAACCGTTTAACACTCGTTTTGATGCCTCTTGTAGCGTCCAGTCTGGTAATATTACCAGAGACGCCGATGCCCCTAGAGGCGATAGAAGTCCAAGTGATCGTTTCCTGGGCGTTCAGGTTTTGAGACTTTCTGTAGACGGTCTCGACGCGACGCTCTAAAAACAGGCCACTATAAGCACTGGCAAAGTCTTGATTAAAATCTTGAGGCACTCCATTTTGCACCCCACTCCTCCAGTCCTCTGGGTTTGCCGCAGACAGTAGCGTAGCATACGAATCTTGGACAGTCCTTTTTAAAGAGCCGTCGTCGTTGTAATAATAATTCGTCACTGATCTCTCTAGGGTCGTCGAACTCATGCCTGCGTAAGAGCAGCCGCCGCCAGGAAGACAGCTGTACCCATAGATCTGCTTGCAATAGGCGTACTTGTCAGCAAAGTACTGGGAATTCGCCTCAATAATCGGCCCTGTCCTTTCTTGTAGCACGTAGGAGGTCTGCCCGCCAGGGCCGCCATAGGAGGTATAAGACTGCGCCCTAGAGGTCGCGGGAAGGTAAACGGTCTGCCTTTCAGAGGTCCACTTCTTTTCGCAAGCAACAGGAATCTGCTCTCCTAGCTGAATGTCTATGTTACCACTTGGGGGGACTGGAGTGTTACCGCATCCACCAACAACTATCGGGCTTGGCAGCGGAATTGAGACCGCGGCGCCCTGATCGCTATTTTCTAGCTCACCTACTCTGGTGTAGGTCACCGCAGGATAAGCGATAAAATAGTTTGAGACATCTCCCGTAGTAGCACTTGTTGCTACGTCGTCACTTGCAAGTGTGTCTTCAGGTATCTGGTATGATAACTTGATCGTATCAGGAATTGCGCTAGAGCCTGCCAGAGGCGTAACTGACAAGGCCGTTTCTCCGAGTACCGATACCCAATCACCAGCCTCAACCGCTGTAGAGCTGTCAGTGCCAAAAAACTTGCGGCTGACAAGATTGCCCTGATTGTCCTGATACAGGAGCATCCCTGCTGAGGCGAAGCTGGCAGAACAATTCCCGATCGTCTGTTGCGCTGGGTCTAGAGGGATTGGTACCAGAGGCAGCACCTCGCTGACATTATCAGTCAAGTATGCTAAGCTCAAACGGCAGCCGACCTGGATCTCAAGCTGCTCGGCCTCCACATTGTAGGCCAGCGTTAACACATATAGATAGCCTCTGGGGTGTCTGTAAGGCGCTCCACCAGGTTCCTGGACGTCCAAGGTGACCAGGGTACCTCGCCTAAACAGATTGCGGTCGTAGTCCTCTATATCGACCCCTCCTGGCCTTTGACCCAGGACCAAGGTGCCACTGGTGGTGATCAGGCCGTTCTTAAATGCGCTGACATCGCTAACTTGCAGGGAAACAAAGCTGGCGGTGTAGTCCTGCCCACCAACAGTCAGGGCAGAAGCTCTTGTCTTTTGCACGAGGTATCCCATGATCAAACCTCCTGAAGGCCGAAGCTTACCATCGTCAACTTCGGTCCCATTCGCGTGTAAGACGGTGCTGTGACAAAGACGGCGTTGGTTATGACGTCAGAACCCCACGTCTGATCAACGATACCACATGCTGCAGTCAGCCCTGCAGCCCTATCGATATCCCAAGCCCTGAACATAGCGTCAAAGGCTAGCGCGTCTGTCGTGCCCATGATGGTCGAGACAACCCATTGGTATTTCTGGCCATAGGCAGCCCCGCCCAGAAGGTTCGCGCCACTGGCAGACATGTCATAGGAGATTGCTCCGACATACGTCCTCGGCATGGCATTGTCGCCGAAGTTGTCGATCTGAAAACTATAGACAGGCGATCCCCCTGACGGCGTGTAGGATATGCCTAGTTTCTTTGCCGCCATCGGGATTGCTTAGCTGGGCTAGGATTCCGAAGCACCTTCAGCGATTGCGACGTACTTCGGAAGATCCTGACGACCCGTAGGCGGCACATGGTAACCAGCCCTGATAGCCTTGAGCAGCGTGCCGCTAACGGTAGCGTGGGCCTCGAAAACCTCATCATACCAGTCTAGCAAGGTATCGTAAATCGATTTATCGACCTCCTCTCGCCGCGAACGAGCAATCGCTATGTTCAGCCATACCAGAGCATTCTGCAGCTCTTGAAGAGACAATTCATCGGCAGGCACGTCCGAAAAGTTGCGCGGGTCATCACCCATAACGTATTCCAAATACGTTCTAGCGGTATCGCTAGCATCTCCAAACAGAAACATGGGCCAGGCCTTGCTAGGCCAAGGATACCGATCAACGGAACCGACGACGACGGAGACGGGTCATTTCGACCATCATGTTATTAGCAGCTTGGACGGGGTTAGTGGCTTGGATCGTTACAGAATTGTTATAGGAATCTCCACCGCTGTTGCTGATAGTACTAATTGCGTTTGCCACGCTGTTGCCAGGGCTTACCGTTTTAGGCATTGCGACAGCGCTTACCTGGGAAGCCTTAAGGCTTTGCCAGATGTGAGCCGGAATAACGGTACCACTAGAAGGTGCTTTCCACGTTCCCCAGGACGGAGCGTTGATCTGAGACAGCTTGCCGGAAGAAGACATAAAGCCCTCTACGCCAAGCTCGTTTACGGTATAAGCTTTACCGCCTGTAACAGGACCTCCGCTTGCCTTGTTTTCCGAGCCGCTAGATTGCGGCTTGGGTCGATTTCTAATAGCTGTGTTCAAGCGTTCTTGCGCGATGGCCGCTTGATTGATATTGCTGGCCATGCTAGCTGCTCCGCTAGCAGCGTCGAAGAAGTGACCTTGAAGCATTGCTGCGGATGATTCCGTGTTCGCCACATTAGTAGCGGCTTCGCCTGTTGACGTGGCAACCCCCTCAAGGGCGGTCTCGAATTGCTCGCCCGCAGTAGCCTGGTTTTCTACGGCGGTTTTTGCATCTTCGAGTGATTTCTTGATATCCCCAAGCAAAGTATCTTGTCTTTCAATCTTTCCATTCATCTCCTCTTGTAGAGTCTTTTGTTTTTCTGCAAATTGTTTCTTTTCTTTTGACTTTTCTATTAGCTTAGCGTCGATCTGTTCTTGCGCCTGCATTCTTTCTAGTTGTGCTTTTTTGGTTAACAATTCTTTATCGCTCAGTCCACCTTTTTTGATAGCATCTTGCAATTCCTTCTTTCGCATTTGGTACAATTTCTTTTCGGCAGGAGTTTTCTTTCTCAACGCAGCAATTTCCGCATCGATAGTTGCTATTTTTTTATCATGAACTTCTCTTACCTTGGCCAGCTCATCGTCGTAATACTGCTTGGCTTCGTCTGCAATTGTTTTTCGATTTGCTGATTCCGTTTCAAATCTACTCTGAAGTTGATTTACTACTTCATTTAACCGCTGCATTTCGTTGTCGTGTATTTTTTTATTATACTCTTCTCTAGTAATCTGACCACTCCCTAGCATATCTTCTAGCTCTTTAGCCTTGTCAGCATACTGCTCCAAGCTTGCCGTAGCTCCTATCGTTTCATCTGAAAGCCTTGCGGTATTGTCCACCATTCTATCAAAGGACGTGTTAGCATCATTGAGCATACCTTCAAAACCCTCAAGTATATGGCCAAGACCTGGAATGTTTTTAATTTTGTTGTAAAGATTTCCCACGAAAGTAAACAACTGGTCAACACCACTCATAAGGTCATGTATCAGCACAAGCACCGTGTTTATGCCTACTTTTAGCACACGTCCTATGATATCGCCAATAAAAGCAAGTCCAGCCTTTAGCCCAGGCATTTCTGTTTCTATTTTGGTGAAAATTTGAACAAAAGCTGCGTAAATTTTCATAAGCTCTCTACCTAAGGGCGCAAGCTTTTCGCCCAGACTTTCAAAGCCAATAGACATCAACGTTTGCATTTGAGCATTTAACTGATTCAACGTGAGCTTTCCTTCCTTGCCCAGGTCGTTAATAGCTTGCTGGGTATCGCCAATGCTACGCAAGAACTTGTTGCGAATTTCCTCGTTAATCGCCTGGAAGGCTTCCAGGAACATGCCTGAAGTGATTTCACCCTGTTTCATGGCGCCCTCAAAGTCGGTGATGCCCTTGTTCACTGCCAGCCAGTTCTTAAGCTGACCACGCAAGCCACCGTCGAGTTCAGAGAACTGCTGATTAAGTTCTTCTGATTGCAGCTTTCCTTTACCCATAACCTGAGCGAAGGCCTCGATGTATCGACCCGTTTGCTCTGTGTTCAGGCCAAGCATTGTTGTCCTGGCCGCAATAGACTGAATAGCGCTATCCGTATCCGCCAGGCTACTACCGGACTCAAGGATGGCTGGCCCCAAGCGCTTGAAGGCTCCTTCTACCTTGCGCAAGGAAACACCGTAGGATAGGGCAATGTTTTTGGATCTGTCAAGAATAGCGTTTTGCGCTTCAACGCTTTGCCCAAGACCATCAAAAGTCAATCTCATTGCCTGGATGTCTTTAGCACGGCCAGTAATTACGCCAACAGCGCCACCTATAGCCATTAAGCCAGCTGTAACGGCAGCAATCCAACCAAAGGCAGTTTGCATCATTGTGCCTGCAGCTGCCACTTTAGCGCCAAAGCCTTGAGCGGCAAGACCGGCCGCTGTTACTTGATTAGAAAGCCCTGCTACAAGTGCTTTTTGCGCTACCCATTTTGGGTTTATACTTGCAACAATTTGACCTTGCTTATTTAGGCCAACGTTGTACTTGCTCATCATGGAAAGCTTTTGACTTTCCGCCCGAAGTTGACCCTTGGCTGAAGCCAGTGTCGTTACTTTTTTTAAAATCTCTTCATATCTTCCAGTTACCTGTAAAATATCTCTTTGAGACGCTAAGTTTGCTTTATATGCCTTACCTTTCTTGTTTAACGTAGTGGCTTGCTGTCTGAGCGATGCGAGTTTATCTCTTTGAACCGCTAGCTCCTGCTTTACCTTCAGCGCTGACTCGCCTTGGATGTCGACCATCTTCTTGTAGTCTTTCACCATCGGGTTCAAAGCCCCGGCTGAAAGCGTTCTAATTTCCTTAATGCTTCCGGTTGCGCTGTCTGTTTTGTACTCAATATCGACAGTAACTTTTGGCTGCTCCTTGCCCAACTTGGCCGCAAGTTTCGAGCTTACATTTTGAAGTACCCTTTCATTGCCCTGCTCCACCGCTCGGGCGGATTTTTGAACGAGACCGAAAATTTCAGCTTCAGCCTTGTTCATGGCTGATTTGTCAACGCCAGGAACAATGTAAAAATTAGATCCTTTGGTGACTTCAGACATTTTAATCAGGCCTTGCTGGATTTAGAGTTCCATAAAAAAAGAGCCCCTTAAAGGGCTCTTGATGATCGCCTGATTGAAATCAGCTCTGGAGAGTCAGGTGATAAGGACCGTATCCAGTCAGGGTGCATTCCCAGGACACAATGCTTGACACTTCGTTGGACTCGGTGTAACCAGTCAGGGTGCCGTAGCCCACGATCTGCTCGGTGGTACCAGTGGGGCCAACACGCATAAAGGCAACACGCAGGCCATCGGCCACAGTATTCTGCTCGGTGAGGCGCAGGATTTTGTAACCAGCGTCGCCGAAGTCGGCGATACCAGACAGAGAGATGCTGAAGCTCTTGGTAGTGGCCACGGCCTGGTTAAAGCCGTTGGTGCTGTCGTCGTAAGTGTAGATGTCCTCAGTTCCGGTGTCAGTCTCCAGGGAAGCAGCGGTCAGGCCGGTCAGGCGAACAGCATCGTCGGTGCCGTCCATGGCGAAGGCAACGGAGTTTACAGTGAACACACCAGCGCTGTAAGCTACGGTGTGAGCAGCGTCAACAGGAGTTGCGATGTCGACGGTAGGGGCTGCGGAAAAGTCAGTGACCAGAGAGTTCTGGACAGGAACGATGTAAAAGTCGTAGCCGAATGCGGCCGAGAAGTTTGCCATAGTAGAAACGGGGAAACCCGCGTGAAGGTACCTCGGACCTTCTCGGTCCGTCTAAGTTAGATTGCCAAACCAGTGCTTAGACCGCCACGATCGGCATATCCCCCTTGACGATAAGCTTGGTCTGAACCTGGGCGCCTAGTCCATCGGCTACTGCAACGGTTTCAAGGCTGCTTGAACCGGAGAAGTGTCTCATTGCCCTTGACACTGCGGCGGTCAACTCTAGGCCGGTCGAGGGCTCCCAGCAAATGAAAAAAACCTTCCAGTCAACAATAACATCCGATGACGCTGTCACGTAATCCAAGCGCCTGACGTCTGCTGCATCGTGAATTATGACCTCAACCCCCGCAACTTTCTTGACGGCAGGCAGGTCGCGACCAGGAGTTATGATAGAAATAGCAGGCGCCGACTGCCCGGCCCGAAATTCATACGAGCCCAAAAAGCTCATAAAAGTGCTGTCAGCGACCAAAGTGTCATAAATGACCTGCGCCGATGTCGGAAAAGATTGCGCCACAAACCTAAAGTCACTGTTCTAGTGTACCTTCCCTTGGTAAACTGAGGGCAAGGCAAAACCACACGGAGGCTTCAATGCTAACGAAAAGATTTCTCTTCAGTGGTGATGTCTTAGTAATAATCTGAGATGCACTCCTCCCAGGATTTCCTCCCCGTTTACGAGAGGGTTTCAGATTATCTTCACAATATGTCTGCTTTGACTCGCGGTGAAGCCCGCCGCCAATGGCGCCAATCTATCAAAGACGCCTGGAACAATCGCTGCGCTTACTGCGGCAAGCCTCCCATTGACGACGATAGCCTTACTGTTGATCACGTACGCCCCAAGTCCTGCGGAGGCGAAGATAAGACCTCGAACTGCATTCCTGCCTGCCGGGAGTGCAACCAGGACAAGTCTAGTCAGGAATGGGCTGCCTGGTACCGCCTTCAGCCCTTCTACAGCATTGCAGCCGAGTGGCGAATCAAGCAGTGGCTGCAGGGCGGTGTTCAGGGTTTCGGGCCGTACTCGGAAGAGGACAGCCGGATCGTCGACGATTATATCAACCAGATCATGGAAGAGTGGCCCTCTAGCTAAGAATCGCGTCTTCTTGGGCAATCACCTTGGTATGAATCAAAGGTACCCGCAGGTCTAACGTATTGCCCTCTAGATTTCTGAATTGGCGCACCTGGTCTGATGCGGATTCTTGCGCAATCAATAAACCCTTTACGCCTAACTCCGTTTTCCGTGGCGCGACAAGAATAGCATCGTGAGCGATCAAAGCCGAGGGAGGGCTCGATAGAGGTCTGGCGCCTGCAGAGGAAACATCTTTGTAGCAAAACAAGGCCCACGCAGGCAGTTGGCCGGATTTTACCAGCGCCATGTAGCAAGCCGCACTGTAGCTGTCGGGACCGTTGTTTTCTATTTGCTTGTATAGTGAGAAATCTAACGGAGAATAAGGCTTTTTTTGAGCCTTTGGGTCTCGCTGGCTGTTTGCATATACTGCAGTACCAAGAGCGACAGGCATTTCCAAGGCATGCAACTCTTCTCGTTGCAATTTAAGCAGCTGGTAAAAGCCTAGAAGAACATAATCGTAAGGAAGATGATAGAAAGACTTCCAAGAGAACTCAAGGTCCCCTGGAAAAGCTTTTTTCATTTTCCAGTAAATGACCTCCCAGTCAGGTTCAACACTTTCACCAGCTCTTACTTTTTTTCAAGTAAATCCATACTTTCGTCGTCGACAGCTTCGTCCTTGTCTTCGCCAACCAAGCGGCTAACGCTTTTAGACTCTTCGTCCTGATAAAGCTTGACCAGATCGTTTACAAGGTCTTCGTGCAGATCGATCACATCGACCATCTCAAGTTCCTCATCTACTCTGTATAGCAGCAAGCAATAAGCCATCATAAAGGTCTTTTTCTGTTCTTGCGCAAGTATGACGGCCGCTACTTCCGCAAGCTCGTCAGGAAAGTTTTCGGCCACATCGTAATTGGATTTAGCAGGCTCTGATAAGCCGTTAAGAACCTCTTGATAAGCCTCTTGCTGACTAATTTTGTATTTTTTGGCGATAACGTTAGACACCTTCATGATAGCCTTGATTACCTCGTCCTGGCTCTGAGTATTGGCCATGAAAGCCTTTTCCCCAACAGTCAAGTACCCTTTACGCTCGACCTCCAGTCTTCCGCTGGCGTCGGAGCCCAATGTCTCGATTCGCGGCTTTAGCCTAGGAGCAACGACGAAAGGAAGTTTGGCCATTAGTGGCTAAGAAAGCTGGCTTAGAGTACCAAAGCCACTTCTTTTCGCAAAAAATCTTCAAAATCAAATTGAGGTACAGGGCCGCCACCATACAGAACCGAAGAAACCCAAGGCCGTCCCGGCAAGTACACCGGCCTGGCGCTCATGTTTCCGTAGGGATGAATGTAGCCTCCATCATGAACAATGCCAGCATAAGGAGCACTGTAGCTTACGTTTATTCCGTTTTTTTGCGCTGTAACTTCAACAGACCTAGCCAATTCCCCCGTGTCGTAGATGTCCCTGAGGCCGGTTGGCCAGCCCCATACAGAGGCTTTCAATGCAGCCGTAAGAGCCTTTTCTACTTCTTGCGCTAGCTTCGGCATAGCCTTAGCTATGGCCTCACTGGCCTTGGCTAGCAGCTTTTTCTCGTCGACGGGGTCGATATCTCTTGGCACCACGTCAAGGGATATGGGAACAGGAAGGTACAATCCTATCATTGGTACTTTTAGCTGACCAAGAGTACCTGTCTGAGCCTTAAACAGTCCGCCTAGGTTGTCGTTTACTTTTGTTTGCATTGGACTTAATTTTGAATCTCGCCTCCGGTAAGTTGCAGCTCGACTCCGCCAATTTCTTGATACAGAATCTGGTCAATTCCCTGCCCTCCGAAAACACCGCTAGAGCGCTGGATTTTAGCCGCAGGCATGATGGGGTCCTGGCCCAGCCTGAACTGGCACTCAGTGCCCGTAGCAAGCCATTCGTACTGCGTAGCGAACTGCGCCCAGACCAGTGCAGACTCGTCAGAGGTCTCCAAGTCCCATGTGTTAGACACTTGTACCCACTCCAAGGCATAGCCACGGTAGTAGAAACTGTCCCCACTGGCCCCAGGCATCATTTCGCCGTCCAACTGTGACGGTATAGGCACCAACTTCGAGCCAGAAGATACCCCAGAATATTGAATACGAGAAATGAACAGCTTAACCAGGTAAGAATCCCCAGCAGCCTCTGTCCACCTGCCGTTGACCAGCGAGACTGCACCCTGGTTTGGTACCAAAATCCTACCATTTGCGTAGGGCAGTAGAGGTGACGCCATTCCTTGTTACCGCCTGGTAGACTATCTATAGTTAGAATACCCAGATGAGACCACCAAAGCCTATCGATGTCCAGCGCTGTGCAGAGTTCCTGGAGATCGACCCAGCCTCACCGACAGGGCTGACGTGGAAGAAGGCCCCAAGATATAACGCGCAAGTGCTTGGAAAGCCCGCTGGATCGCCCCACAAGGGCGGGTATTTCAGGTTCGCACTAGATCGCCAGGGGCTACTGGTTCATCGCGTCGTAATGGCACTGAGCTGCGGCTACGATCGCCCTGACATGGAGGTGGATCACATCGACGGCAACGCCAGCAACAACTCACCAGACAATCTCCGTTGGGCAGATCGGAGTACGCAATGTCAAAACCGCAAGGCCAAGGGTTTGCCTTACGCCTCCTGGCACAAGCGCCTCAAGAAGTGGCAGTGTCGCGCTACTGTTGACGGTGTTCGCGTACACAACGGGTACTACGAAACAGAAAAAGCCGCTTACGAGGCAGGTGTCGCCCGTTTCGGCTCTAGGAGATAACGCGCAGCGGCGCGATTTTTTAGCTTACCTCGGGCTATCGCCCTCGCTACGCTTCAGGATCAAACTGCATTTCCAGCGTCATCATGAACAACTGGCTCCTGAGGGCCTGTAGCTGCTCTTGTTCCTCCTGAGGGCGTGCAGGGTACCCAGGCCATACTCGAATGGCTTCCTGGACCGCATAGAGCAGTGTACGGACCTCATCATCCGTCAGCTCTACCATAAAACCCATCAAATCGTCGTTCATTTGTTGCGGCAGCGGCTGCAGGACTCAATTTCCCCTTGAATGTATTTACTGTAGGCAGCGTTTACCACTGCCCAGTCGTTACAACCCTTACACCATGCCTGTGCTACCTCAGATTTAGCGATTTCTTCCATCAAGGCATTTACCTCTGGACTGTTTTCAGGATGGCCCATGATAGAAAAACCGTAAAGTTGCGTTCAGTCTACCAATGCAGGTTAAATTCCCAATAAAAATCCAATTTTCCAGCTCTTTTAGCTTTTCTTAATGATCTTTTCGCCTTCAGATACAGAAATTTCAGCGATCGGGACAAAATCATGACCGAATTAGCGGTGTTCCTTGGGTAGAACCCCCAAGAAGGCCACCAAGACAGCTGCAAAATGCAAAATACTGGGCAATTTCATCCTTCGCACGCATCATTTCCTTCTGGGCACCGCTTGGAGCACCCGCAACATCCTTCTCCCACTCCAATACATCAGCCTTAACCAGTGTCTTACCCTCAGTATCGCTTAAATTCTGGGTAGACTCGGCCGCTTTTGCTGCCTCATACTCGTCCAAAGCAACCCGAACATTCAAAACGGCCTGGACACTCATTGCCTCAAGCTGATTGGCGCAATTTGACACGCACTCAAGCGTAAAGCTGCCAAATGGTACACCCAAGGCCTCGATAATCCGCAGCTCGTCGCCAGCTACCCAGGAACCAGAAGTGTCAAGAGCCATGATCGGTAGTATAACTGGTCAAAGTAGTCTTCCGATCAGTTAAAATGGATAGTACCGCCAACAAACAAATGGTAACCAACTCCTTGGCCCTCCTGTTGGCAGTCCGTTGTCAATCCATAGATGCCGTTAAACAACTCCTCGGCCGATTTTATCACCAGATGTCCGCTAAAAACGCTAAAATTTTTATGAATCGTACCATTATGCTCCTGGAACCTAAAGAACGCGATTGGCTCCGAAACCTCTACTGACCTCGCTAGCATAAAGCTGTACCGGAATTTTTTACAGAAAATTAAAGGGGTCGGTCAGTGGCCAGCGCATCACAAATCGGGGTGGGGGGGTACTCCAGTTTTACTTTCGGTTCTGCGTTGAAACACCTAGCCTTTCAGCGCCCCTGTGGCTGCCGTCCTATCAAGCGCAATGCTTAGCACGTTGCGCCTTGATGCTTACCAGCTTCCTCTCTACTACTGCGGCACGAGCTGGAAAAGGAAATGATAAAAGCAACAAATCATGATCGTGACCGGCCCGCAGGTCGTTGTTCACGCTCACGAGCGCTACCATTACTCCCACCATGCGATCAAGCCGCGGTCGATCAGACGAGCTTCGGCCGCTTCGGGCATGGCTTGCGTAGGCTTGCAGGGCTCAGCGGGCTTCATGCCGTACAGGTCCT